TCTGGTGATGCCGCTGCTGCTGCTGCTGCCGCACAAGCCGCTGCTGATGCTAAAGCTGCTGCCGATGCTGCTGCCGCTACTGCTGCTGCCGCTACTGCTGCTGCCGCTACTGCTGCTGCCGCTACTACTACTACTACTACTGACACTACTGCTGATGACACTACTACTGCTGCTACTACCGCTGCTGATGTTGCTGCTATACCTACCGATGGCGATTACACAAAGTTTGAAGTTGATCAAGTCTATGCTGCTTTAAACAATGGTTCTATGACAGTAGAGCAAGTTGCCGCGATGTTTGGTGCTACTCCTGCACAAGTACAGGCAGAGTTAGCTCGTATGCGGCAGGTTAAAGCAGGTGAAGCAGTTACAACAGCCGATCCTTTTTCAGAAGGAGTATATGATGCTACTAAAGGAGCCTTAGCTAAAAAAGCTGAAGAAGCAGCAGAAGCTGCTAGTACACAACGTAAAACAGATTTAGATACAGACACAACAGAGTCATTAGCAGGTGTTGATGTTGAAACTAAAACTTGGATAAAGGATGATCCAGCAACAACAGTAAATGAACAACTAGCAGCAGGGGCATTTATTAAAGACTACAAACGTATAGACCCCGATTTGTTGTTTGACAAAAGACAATCAGTAGATATAAATGTTTCTTCTGGTATAACAGCAGATGCAGATATACAGCAATTAGATGCTTATAAAGATATAACAGCTCCTACTGGCGTAGACGCTAATGCATTTAAAGAAGCTACAGCCGCCCTAAAAGAAGCTGCTACAGCAGGTGTAGTAAAACCCGGAAATTATGATGCCTTTCTAACTGATCTTCTTAATAGCCCACAGTTTGCTACAGATGTGAATCGCCCTACGATTTCTGTTGACGAAATACGAAAGCTTTCTGGCGGTGCTACTCAAGCAGCTCAATTTAGTGCAGGTCAAGTAAAGGCTGGTTTAGGACAAAGGACTACTGAAAATTTTATAAGCGACAGTTCTTTTATAGACAAAGTAGGTTTTAGAGATGATGTTAATGTATCAGCTACACCAGAAGCCGAAAAACAAACTAGAGAAGCTATCACAGGAACGGCTGCTGACAGTGATGCTGCTAAGATCACAGACACTATAGGCTATGAAAGCTATCAGCGTAGAGCAGTTACAGGCATTGCAGCTCAAGATGCTGCCATTAAGTTTACTGCTGAAACTGCAAACATTAGTTCAAACTTAGCTCAATCTATAGTTCAAGACCCGGCTTCTGTTACAGCACAAATAGATACTCAAGAGCCTGAAGTAATAGCTGCAATCGCTGCACTCCCTCCAGAAGCTCTAGTATCTTCACAAATGGAAACATTATTAGCGGGTATGGAGTCAGGAACTATTCCTGCGTGGGCAAAACCTGCTGTTGATGCTGTCAATCAAAGGATGACACAAAGAGGTTTAGATGTTTCTACAGTAGGAAGAGATGCTCTTTTTAATTCTGTTATACAAAGTGCTTTACCTATAGCACAAAGTAATGCACAAGCTCTCCAAACTAGAGCAGCACAAAATTTATCTAATGAGCAGCAAGCTAATCTACAAAGAGCGCAAACAGAAGCTAGTAGAAGGGCAAATAATCTAGCTAATAGACAAACAGCGGAATCACAGACTGCTCAGTTTTCTCAGAATTTAAAAGTTCTTCAAAGTCAATTTACACAGGAAAGGGATACTTTATCTTTCCAACAACAACAAGAACAGAAAGTAATAAACTTACAGAATCAACAGAGAACTGCTGAACTTAATTCTCAGAACGAAGCTGCTTTATTATCTCAGAACTTAGGTAATAGACAGCAAATAGAATTAGCTGAATTAGAAATAAAGAACCAGACTGAACAGCAAAATATGTCTGCTGCTAATCAAGAACGTCTTTCTGAAATGCAAGTGGCTGCTGATTTTATATCTAAGAATGCTGCCTTTGATCAACAAATGAAGACAGCTAATCTTAGCAATGATCAGCAAATGAGACTTGCTAATTTAACTGCAAAGAATCAAGCTGATTCAGAATCTTTATCAGCAGCACAACAAACAGAACTAGCAAATTTAAACACTAGAATGCAGACAAACATAACATCTGCTAATATTGCAGCACAGATGGGTACAGCATTATTAAGTGCAGATCAACAAAGAGCCGTAGAGAACGCTTCTATGGTGGCTCGTATGGACCTGACTAAATTCTCTGATGCTCAACAAGTAGAACTAGCTAATAGTAAATTTATGCAAAGTGTTTCATTAGCTGATTTTAATGCTAGACAGCAAGGAGTAATGCAAGATGCTACGGCACTTGCGGGTTTAGATATGGCTGCGGCAGATCAAAGAACTAAGTTAGCTATTACTCAAGCGCAAAACTTTTTACAAAGAGATATGTCTGATCTTAGTAATGAGCAACAGGCATTAATACTTGATACGCAAGTAGAACAGCAAAGACTATTATCTAATCAGTCTTCTGCTAATGCAGCTAAACAGTTTAATGCAACATCTGATAATCAAATTAATCAATTTAATGCAAGTTTAGCTAATCAAATTGAACAGTTTAATAGTACACAAGCTAATGCTATGGCGCAATTTAATGCTGCTGAAGAAAACAGAGTAAACGCTATAAACGCTGCTAACGCTATAGATGCATCTAAATTTAATAATCAAATAGACCTTCAAGTTAAAACATTTAATGAGCAACAAGATTTACAAAGAGATCAATGGAACGCTGCTAATGCTCAAGCTATAGAACAATCAAATGTTCAATGGCGTAGGCAAGCTAATACTATTAATACAGCAGCTCAAAATGCTACTAACCAAGAAAATGCTGCTAAAGCTTTCCAGATTTCAGCAGCCGATCAGAATTTTATGTGGCAAGAACTTAGAGATGAAGCTGCGTATTTAAGACAAGCTTATGAGAATGATGAACAAAGAGATACTACATTGTATGCTACTGCTATTTCTAATGATGTGGCCGGAACTGGAGCCGTAGGAATAAAACCTATAGTTGATATAGTCAAAGGTATTATTTAATAAGGAGTTAAGTAATGGGATTTTTTAGTAAAATATTTAAAGGCGTTAAAAAGGTCTTTAAAAAGATTGGCAAGGGCATAAAAAAAGTAGCTATGAAAGTTGGCAAGTTTATGAATAAGATAGGCATTGTCGGTCAAATAGCTCTTATGTTTATTCCGGGCGTTGGGCCAATGTTAAGTGCAATGTTCAAAGGAATAGGCGGTGTAGCTGCTACTGCTTTATCAGCTATGGGTCCAATAGGAGCTACTATACTTAAAGGCGCACAGTTTGTAATAGGTTCAGCAGGAAAATTTATTACTACCGCTAAGAATGCTTTTGGTACTATAACTAAAGGAGTGAGTAACTTTGTTAGCGAGTTCACTAAAACTGGTCTAAAGAAAATAGGATTCAACCCTACTAAGTTTGGATTCAAACCCGGTGGTGGTCTTGACACATGGGTTAAGTCTGGTAGTAATTCTTTTGGAGAAGCTTGGGGAAAAGTCTCAACCAATATAACTGAGAATGCAAGTAATATTTTAAATCCTTTTAAGTCTAGTATTACAGCAGGTAAAAATACAACATTAAAAGGACTTTCAGATAATGCCTTTCATTCTGTAGAGGATATTCAAAATATGAATCCTCAAATATCTGATTGGGGTAAGATTGATGGACAAGTTATAAATTTAGATATGGATAATATTTCTAATGTTATACAAGGGCCATCTTTAATTAATAAATCTACAATAGCTCAAGCCCAAGCAACAGCATCAACACCTTCTTTATTAAGTCCAGATACAAACCTATTAACTGGTGAAAAAATAGTTCCTTCTATACCTGATAGTTTTAAAGGTACTCCATATAAACTACCAGTTGACGATGTTGCAACAGGCGATGGTGGCTTCTTTGATTCAGAAATGGGTAAAACTGCAAAAGGTATTGGTCTAAATGTAGCTACAACATTGGCTACAGATGCAGCACGAAGCGCAATAGCAGGTGATCCCCCTGAAGCTCCTGATTATGGCTACGTTGTAGATGCAGGACAAACACTTGTACAAGGAGCAGGACAAGCAGTAGACTATGGCATAGGAGCGCAGTTTACTCCTCAGTCTTCAAGTCCCGCAACAGGAATGTATGACGGCAGAAATACTTATGCTTCAGACTTAGCCGCCTTCTATCGTTTATCAGGAGTAGCATAACATGGCAATAGAACAAGATACTCCTATAGATTCTAGGATTCTTTTAAACAAATCAATTCCGGGTCAAAGTTTAACCAATGATCCAGACGATCCTTATCCGTGGGAAAAAGCTCCTGAGTTTACAGATTTAAAAGAAGCTATTACTTATTTAGTAAGTCTTTTAATTAAAGAAGAAACTTATCTTCCTGTAATGGAAACAATAGCAGACGGAACTCCTTTAATGAATATAACGCAAGGTATATTATTTAAAGGATTTACAGAAGGAAAATGGAATCCTGATTTAATGATGATATTAGCAGAACCTTTATGTTATGTACTTTTAGCATTTTGTGAAAGAGCAGGTATAGACCCTGTAATTTATTCAGAAGAAGATGATGACAGCGAAGAGGAAGCAACAGCATTTAATGTTACTTCTAATAAAGAAAAGATTAAAAAACTTTCAGTTTCGCCTATGCCTTCTGGCGTTTTACCAAAAGAAATAGAAGAAGATATAGCAAATGTAGAACTACCAAGTTTATTAGCACAACCAGAACAAGATGAACAAGAAGATAATGATAGTCTATTAGGAAGGAATTAGTCATGGGCAGAGCAGCAGAATTAGGTGGTAGTTTATTAGCCTCTAAACAACGTAGAGATGATAAATTTAATGAAGAACGAGAAAAGTGGGAAAAAAGACAAGCCTTATTTGAGCTTGTTGTACCTGCTGTTCAAACAGCTATGGTAGAAAGTGCTAAAAGAAAAGACGCTGAACTTCTTACTTCTGACCCTGATGTAATGGAAGTGGCTTCAAATTTTCAAATAGCAGCTAAGAATAGCGCAGAATTATTAGCCACTGAAGAGGCTATAGCAAAATCTGGATTATCTAGTAATGAGTACATGTATAATCTACATAAAGATAATTTTAGAGCTAGAGCTATTAGTGAATTAGAATCTAGGCCCGGTAATGAATATAGAGCCATAGGAGATGCAGGGCCATTTAATAGTATTATAGAAGACCAAACAAGACTTTTAACTGATGCATTAACAACGGACTATGAAACTGCTTTATCTTCTGTAAGAAATATAGGTACTGAGGAACAAAGAGCAGCTCTTCTTACAGAATTAACTACTTCTGTAAATCCTAGAAGAATTACAGGGCGTTTAATTAAAAGTGCTAGAGGTTTCTTTGGTGGTAAAAGTAAAGAAGAATTAGATGCAGCAGCAATAGACGCTTTAAGTAATTCTTCTATAGCTGAAAATGTTGAAACATTTAACGAGTTTAAAAAAGCATACGATGAAAGCAAAGATATTCATGATGCTTTTGATATGGCTAAGTTAGAAGCACCCGTATATGATGAAACTGGAATGTACGAAATATCAACAGAAATAATAAAATACATAGGCACTAATGACAGATTAGTTACACAAGAAATAAAAACAAAAACACATAGAAATACTGGTGAGAAAATACAAGAAAGAGGTGATATAGAAAATGTTTTTTATGGGAAAGAAGATACTGCGGATGAAATAGATAAAAAAGCTTTAGGAATAATGATGGACGATGTAAATATATTTGAACTTATGGTTGATATAGCTACTCCAGAAGCGCGTGAAGTCTTTGTTACAAGAGCAAAAGCAGTCAATCCGCCCCTGAGATTTATGAATCCTAGAACTGTAGCAGAATACGAAGAGGTGCAAAAATTAGCTGAAACTATACTAAACGAAGACCCATCCGCAAATTTAAAAAATGAAATTGAAAATGCAACAGCTTTAGCACTTATGAGTCAATTAGGTAATACAGCACTTGAAATAACAATGATGATGGCTCAGTTTGAAGACGACCCCGCTGAAAGAGAAAAGCATATGATAAAGATAGAAGAAATATTAGCTGATAATTTTAACTTTGCTGATTATTTTAATAGTTTAGGTGACACTAATACAGGACAACAAGACTAATGGCAGATGGAAGAACAGTAAAGTTTCCTAATGGCGTTGAGTACACAAACGTACCTGATTCTTACACGGACGCAGAAGCTTATGAAATATATAAAAGTCAAAGAATACAAGCGGCTGTAGATGCGGCGGAACTAGAATCGCCCGAAAAAGAAAAAAAAGAAACAGCTTTAATTGAACCTGAATCAAGTCAACTTGAAGAGCCGCTTTCTGCATCAGCAGCAGCAAGACAATATAATCGTGCTGTTTTAGGAGCAGTAGTTGAAGACATACCAAATATTGATTACAAACAAGAAGCCAAAGATACTGCTTTAGACTTTGGAAGACTTTTTGCGGATACAAAAACCGATTTAAAGCGGCTTGCCCTTTATGGAGCAACTAGGCTTTTTGAACCCGGACCAATTATGAGTAGAATATCTGGCTCTTCTCGGAGGCGCGGAGAGATGTTAGATGTTTTACAAAGTCCTGAAGTCTCTGAAGTAATTACAAGTGAGCTTGCAAGAACATCAGCAGAGCCAATAGCTAAAGCTATGAACGTAGATGTCAACACAATATTTGATTCTGATACTGGAAGAATATTTCCTATGGATACTACTGTAGGTACTTTAGCAGAAGTAGGAACATACCTCGCAGGAGGTATTAGTGTTTATAAAAATTTACCCGACTTGTTTATAAAAAGCAAAGCATGGCGTAATAATTTTTTAAAAGGTACTGGTAGTGGTGCAATAATAGATCAGCTATTAACTAATCCCGATGAAAATATTAGTAATGTTATAGAACATGCTCTAGGCGAAGAAGCTGCAAGGGAGTGGAATACTTATTTATTTTTATCAGCAGACCGTGAAGATTCTGAATCTATAAAGAGATTAAAACTTCTTGGAGAAGGAGCTTTAATAGGTGGCCTTATAGACGTAGTTGGAGGGGCTAATAAATTTAGAAAACTAGTTCGTGATAAATTTAATAAAACTCCACAAGAACTTTCCAAAGAAGATAAAGGTGAATTATTTGTTGACTTCCTTGAAGAACAGAAAAAAAGTATAACTGAACCAAAAGATAGTTCTGTGGGTGGATGGGAAGGCCCATATCTTAGACGAACTGATGAAGAATCCTTAGAGGACGCTGCGGCTTTAAGAAATCTCCGTGAAGAGCCTGAGCTACGCTTCAACGAAACTCCAGAAGGCATAGAGCAAGTACGTTTACAGCAAAGCAGTATTTTAAGAAGATGGTTTAATTCAACACTTACTTCTAGAGGTTACTGGAGTCCTAGAGCTTTTGATGCTTTTAATGATTCTATATATGCAGGAAGGGCAACTGTGCAAGAAGCAGAAATATCGGCTGCAAAATTAAATAGAATTATAAATACCTTTAGCGAAGAAAACCCCGGACTAAGAGATAAAGTTAATGAAGCTTTTTCTGAATCACTAGATGATTCATCTAGCCCCTTTTTAACTCAAGTTGAAAACATAGCTAGAAACCACGACTTACCAGAAGAAGTAGCAGAACAAGTTTTAGAAGGCAGAATACTTATTGATCAACTTTCTGATAGGCTGTCTAATTCAGCTATGGTAAAACCTGAACTAAAAGAAATAATACAAGATAATATAGGTTCATATATTAGAAGATCATTCAGACTTTTTGAAGATAAAAACTATGTGCCTACTCAAGAAATAAAAGATGATGCTATAAATTTTCTTACACAAAACCGTATGAATGCAGGAGAGCTTCCTGAACTGGCTGAACAAAATGCTAGATTACATGTTAATGAGATATTAGAAAGAGGAGATAATAGTGCTTTAGAATATCTAACATCTGTAAAAAAATTAAATAACAAGATTTTTGATGCTAAAAAAGATATACCCGAAGAAATAAGAAAGTTAATGGGTGAAGTAACTGACGCTGATGAATCTCTTTTAATTACTGTTAACAAAGTAACAAAGTTTTATGAAGACGCTAGGTTCCACGAAAATCTTCTAAGATTAGGAGAAGGTAATTATATATTTAAATCTCGTAATCCAGATTGGGGAACTTCTGCAACACCGGGAAGAAGCCTTGTACCATCTGTAGAATCTAGAGCGACTTTTCAAAAAGATACAGGTGAACAACTATTTGATACAGATGTATACAATACTAAAATAGGAGGAACTGGTAGTATGTTAGATGGAGAAGGCGAATTTATCTATTATACTACACCGGAAATAGCAAGTGCTTTGAAACATGATCAAGGATCATTTGATGCTAACTTGTATGGTTGGTATAAGGGCGCACTATCATTAAAAGGCTTTTCTCAAAAACAAAAAACTGTTTACAGCATAACAACGCAAGCTCGTAATATAATAGGAGGAGCGCAGTTTGGCCCTGCTAATGGTATTATAGTTAATCCCGCAGGTGCTTCAGTAAGAAACACATTTAAAACTTTATGGAATAATGCAAGAGATCAAGGCGATGAAGGTTTTAATAAAATGTATAAAGAATATCTACGACTAGGAGTAGTTAATACTAATACCAATGTTAATGAATTTAGGGCTTTGTTAGAGTCTGGTTTTAAAGATGCTGATAAAAGTATATTAGAAGCCTCTAACGATACTCTAAAAAGCTATGGTACAACAAGAAAAGTTGGAGAGGCTTTAGACCCTGTAGTTGAAGGTATAGGAAAAGTAGTTGATCCTCTTGCCAAAGGTATGGAAAAATCTTATGTAGCAGTAGACGATTTTTATAAAATAGTTATATATAATTCAGAACTAGAAACACTACAAAAAGCATTACCTACTACTGATATAAGTGTGTTAAAAGCTGAAGCAGCTAGAAAAGTTCGTGCTACTGTTCCTAATTATGATTTTGTCCCGCCTTATGTAAAGCGTTTGCGACATCTTCCTTTCGGTAGTTTTGTTTCTTTTCCTGCTGAGTCACTAAGAACAAGTGTCAACATCTATAGAGAAGCTTTTAAAGAGATGGGTTCTAGTAATCAAGTATTAAAAAATAGAGGCATGAGGCGTTTTGCAGGTAGAACAGCACAGATGGGTCTTTGGTCTGGCGTAGCAAGCGGATCAGCGGCACTATATGGATTTTCAAGAGAACAATATAACGCTATTCAAACAGTAGACGAAAAGCCGTGGTCTAAATCATCGCCTAGAATACCGATTGTAATAGACGGAGAAATACATGTTATAGATACTCAATTTTTAAATGCCTACGAAAGTATAAATGCTCCCTTTCAAATTTTATTTGAAGAAGTTAGAAATGGTAAATTAAAAGGCGAGGATTTAGATAAGCGTATAATAAAAGGAACTTTAGCAGCAATAGGAGATGTTCTTGCTCCGTATACAGATCAGCCTGTTTTAACTCAAGCCTTAACAGATGTAGCTTTTGCTATATCCGCTTCAGACGGAAGAACACCAAGAGGTAAAAATATTTTTAATGAATCTTCTACACCTATAGAAAGATTAGATAATGCTATTTGGCATATATTTCAATCTTTTTTACCGGGTACAGTACCTTCAATAGATGACCTTATAAGTTCTGAATCTATTTTAGCCACGCCCAATCCAAGCACAGGATATGTCAAGCCAACATCACAAGCACTTGCAGCCACTTTTGCAGGTCTGCGTATAAACAAACTAGACCCTCAAACAACTTTAGGTTATAGAGTTTCTGAATATAACGGCAAGCAAAATGATCTTGGAAGACCTATTATAAACTATGAAAATACACCAGAAGAAATTATTAAAAACTATGTAAATTTTGAAGATGCTAGGTATAGGAATACGCAAGAGTTATATCGTCAATTTTTAGCAACTAAAGAATTAATAGGTAGTAGCGAAACAGTAAAAGTTTTAGAAGAAAGAGGCATGTCTAAGCAATCAATAGGCTCTTTACTAGCAGGAAAATATTTTACTCCTTATAATATGGTAACAGAAACCGCGCTTATGAATATGTTTAACAAAACTCCTTTTGATCCAGAGTCCGAAATTAATAGTGTTAGTAAATTAATTCGCGCTTTAAATAATAAACATGTGGAAATGTTAAACACTAATTTATACTTTGAAGAAGAAGTTCCAGACCCAAGACCGCCAGTAGAAACGGGTGCTGTTGAACAACAAGAGGAAGCTGCTTTTAGAGACTTCAGACTAGCCAAAGGTGGTGAAGTACATAACGTGCCTCAAGTTCCTGTAGAACCTGATCAACGTATAGATAAAATGACAGGTCGGCCTTATGTTGAGCAAGCAGGTGGAGCTTTTATAGATGAAGAAGACCGAAATAAAATGTTAGAAGAAAAGTTCGGAAGCCTCTATAACTCTGTATACGGAGCCAGTTAATGCCACTAGGACTTAAATCAATATTATCTCAAGCTTTAAAGGCAATTGCCGACAAAGGCGAGAATGTACCTATCGATTTGGTTAAAAAAAGACTAGCTGCTAGAGGCGTTAGGGCTGACGAAATGGAGGGAGCAGAACTTGACTACATGCTAGATAATCAACAAGATACCTTTCCAAACGATACTGTCTATACTAGGTCCGGCAATGTAGCTCTAACGCCAGAAGGAATACGAAAGCTAGATGTGGATCGTTTTGATCGAGATGCAGTTGATACTGGTTTTAAAACTAAAGAAGACACACAAGCTCAACACGAAATTAAAGCACAAGAAGGTATGGAGGATGTAAGAGAAGGCCCAACAGTTACTAATCCCGATGTACTGAGAGAACGAGTAGAAGACGCTGAAGACCTCATCTTGCATCTTCAGGCTGAAAGAGCTAGGCTACCTGAAGGTGATGGTAATGTCTGGGCAATTGACGAAGAAATAGCCGATCTGCAAGCCGATATAATTAGATATAATACGGAGGCTGCTAATATTCTACCAGAAGATATAGTTCGTAGTATGGATGCTGAACAATATGCCAGAGACACCTCTCCGTTAAGAGATATTTATGAGGGGATCACCCCCGAAGATGTAGATTTAGACACTTATGGGATTGCAATATTTAAAGACCCAAGAGATGTAAGACAACCCGGATCAAAAGTCTCATCTCATTTTGGTTATTTGGATGAAGCAGATTATTCTTATCATATGAGATACGATATAGAACCAGATTCAAATGCCTTTAGAGTTTTTGAAATGCAAAGTGATTTGGTTCCTGCTGGTGGGGGTGTTCGTTTTGAGGAGTGGAAAAAGCATAGTGAGTTTCAACGGAAAACATACTTATCTAAAAAATCTGACACTAAACTAAGAAATCTTCAGGACCAACTAGAAGACATAGAGATAGAAATAAAAGAGTCAGCCAAGAAAGAGGAAGAGCTTTATGCGCGAACAGGACGCAATCTAAATCTAGAAGCAAGAAGAAGGTTACAAGAACAAAGAGCTGAACTTACATATTCTGCCGATAACTTGTTACGTTCACAACAGTCTATATCTCTTCCAGATATTAGTGAAACTAAAAACATGATTAACAGAGCATTAGTAATGGGGGAAAACAAAGGAACTCAAGAAGTTAAATTTTTAATTAATCCCGAAGAAGAAGTCTGGTCAGGAAGAATGGCTAGAACCGAAGAAGTACAAAAACATTATGAAACTGTAGTAGCAGGACAGATAAGATCAGTTGCAAAAAAAATAGGAGCATCAGTAAGGTCTGATAAGGCAGGTTATTTAATAGTTGGTTTACCCGCAGCAGGATTTACATTGCCGCTATATGCCGAAGAAAATAAAGAAGCATCCTATTTAGCCACAGCCGATCTCAGAGGCGAAGATACAGAAGAAGCTAAAGCATATTTAGATCATAAAAAAACACATTCTTTTGTATTTCCGTTTCCAGATAAAGAAGAAGAAACACCACTAGAACCAACAACAAATTTCAACACAGGTGGTAAAGTTCTAAGAAGTCTTCAAAGAACTCGGAGTGCTAAAGGCGGTATTTTTGGTATGTTTGATAGAGCTTTAAACAAAGGTGCTAAATTTTTAGGGTTTGATGATGATAGACAAGTACAAATTACTGCTGATGCTGTAGATTTAACTAATAAAATTGTGCCTCCTCATCAAAGAGTAGGAGTAAAGAGAGTTGTTCCTGAGCCTGATGTAATTTTACAAGGACCGCCCGAAAAAGATAATTTACCAACTAAAAAAGTAGCCAGAGAATATGAAATGACTACTGATGATTTAAGAAATGCAGATACAAATAGAAATCAATTTAAAATTGATGGCGATGAAGAAGTATTTGATGTGGTTAATCATGCTTTATTTGGTTATGAATCTGCTGAAAACCCCCTTACTGCTGCTGCGGGTCAAGCCAAAGAAGTTTATCAGGGAGCCAAACAAGCTATAAAAGGACAAGAATGGCGAACAGAATTAAAAGATATGTGGAATAATAGTTGGGGAATAAACCAAAGAAAACAAGGATTTAGTAGACCAGAATTTGATAACGCTTTGGCTCAAGCAATAGCTAACACTCAAGATAAATTAAAGCGTGGGGAACCTTTAAGAATGGGTGAAGATATAATAATTAATGCATTAGACTTAGCACAAAAGAGATGAAATACTTCACCGCAGATGAACTCAAATGCTCTCACTGTGGGAAGAGTGGAATGAATGAAACCTTCATGGAAAGGATAGAGACACTAAGGCATCAGCTAGGCTTCCCCTTCCCTGTCAATAGTGCCTATCGTTGCCCAGAACACCCCATAGAAGCTCGTAAGAAGGCCGCTGGCGCACATGCTACAGGTCACGCGATAGATATTGGAGTCTCTGGAGAACAGGCTTACAAGCTCATAGAAGCTGCTGTTAAGTCTGGAGAGTTTGGCGGGATTGGTATAAACCAGAAAGGAAGCAGCAGATTTATACACTTAGATAATATTGAAAATACACTAGAACGGCCTAGACCGTGGATATGGAGTTACTAATATGAAAACATTAATTGGTTTAATGATAGCCGTTGCGCTGCTCTTAGTAGCCGAGAAAACATATGCTGAAAAAGTAACATATGTTGATGACGTTGCAGCCATAATTAATGATAACTGTGTAGTATGTCACCGCGAAGGCGGCATTGGTCCTATGACGTTTGAATCTTATGAGGCAGTAAGACCGTGGAGTCCTTTAATACAGTACAAGGTAGCGAGTCGTGAGATGCCTCCTTATGCATATGATGAGAACATAGGAATCCAGAACCTTCATGGGGATTGGCGGCTCTCCCAAAAAGATATAGATACTTTAATTGAGTGGGTAGATATGGGATCAGAGTATGGAGATACAGATAGGGTTGTTCAACCCCCTGATCTCCCTGATCCTAGTCAGTGGAGTTTCTACGGAGACTTCGGAGAGCCTACACTGGTTATACCATCTATACCAATAGATATTCCTGCTAGTGGTAATGATCTCTGGCACAAGCACAACGTAGCTAGTGGTTTAACTGAGGACCGTTGCATCAAAGCAGTTCAGGTTAAGCCTAGAGGCGATGCTAAGAGCGTAGTACACCATGCAAACAGTACTGTCACCTTAGATGGTGAGAGATATGGGATGCTAACTGAATACGCTATGGGTAAATGGGGAGAGATTGTTCCTGATAATGTATGCAGAACTCTACCCGCCAATGCTGAGATAGCTTGGGACATTCATATGTTTCCCGGCGGCTTAGGTTCAATAGCTCCCGGCACAATGATTAAAGATAATGTAGTAGAGATAGGTCTGTGGCTCTATAGCGCAGAAGAATCTAAAGAACTCACATACAAGCAAGACTTAAAGCTCTATAGGATTGGTAATCAAAATGATATTACTATACCGCCCAATGATTACTACATGACTCAAGCCTTCCACAGTTTTGACCATCCAGTACGCATAGACTCATGGCAACCTCATGGTCATCTCCGTATGAATGCAGCAAGTTTTGAAATATTCTATCCAGAGACAGGACGCACAGAAGCGATCAGTCAAGTGTCTAACTGGAGTGCTACATGGCATCATAGTCACATATATGACACTGACTATGCCCCACTGATTCCACAAGGAGCCGTGTTAGTCCTTAAACAGTGGTATGATAACACCGCAGATAACCCCAACAACCCTGATCCCGATATGTGGGTTGTAGGAGGAAGCCGTACTGGTGATGAAATGACTCATGCTTGGATTGCAGTCACCCATCTTGATGATGAGAAGTACCAAGAACTTTTAACTGAAAGAAAAGAAAGGAGATTACTAGCCCAATGAAATATTTAATGCTTACAGCTCTATTAATAACAGGGTGTAATGCCAATGAGTTATCATATTATTTAAATGATGTTCCCATCTATCCTGAATTTGAATGGGTAGAGCCAGAGATATTTCAACAAAATCTTGAAGATTGTAGGCGACAACCAACTTGTTCTGTAGATCAAATATTTAAAAGGTAAAATTATATGTTAGCTTTATATACAGAAGATCAACTAGGGGCTGCTTATCAAATCTATGCGCGTTTCCACGCTGCAAATGACTTGAGTGTAGTTCCTTTTGAAACCTATAGAGAAATGTTTGAGTATCAATACTTAGCCATGTCTAACCCCGAAGAAATATTTGATGGTGGAGGAGAGACTAAACATTAATCATTTGGACTTCTCTTTCTAAATGGAAATGCAAACCCGCTAGTTCAGCACATCCTTCCTTTACTATTTTTCTAATGACAGGAATCTCATCCGAAGAAAAAATAGTCTCTATTTCTTCTAAAGGTAAGTGACTAAACTCAGAAATTACATTGCCATCTCGCGTTAAAAATACTCTAAACGAAACTAGATTCCCTTCTTCTTTATTTTTATCCATGTTACCTCCTTAATTTAAACTACTAAGTTCTTAAATTGGACAGTTTCTATGTTGCCTTTTATACCACCCTTCATATAAGTAGTTGCTCTCCCTTCAAAAAAGTTCTGATGCTCTACTCCTAGAACATCGTCTAACCAATTAAGCGGGTTGTCCTTTACCCCATAATTAGTTTTCAAACCAAGCTGTAATAAACGCCTGTCTGCTATGTATCTAATATACTGTTTCATTTCTTCTTTAGAAAGCCCCTGTATATCTCCCATTTCAAATACCAAATCAAGAAACTTATCTTCTAGTTTCACCATCTCTCTGCATACCTGATATATCTCTTTCTTAAAATCGTCAGTCCATAGATTTAAATTTTCTTTCATAAACTCTCTGAAGAGCTTGGTCATTGCTTCAACATGAAGGCTCTCATCCCGTATGCTATAGGTTACAATCTGCCCCATGCCTTTCATCCTTCCAAACCTAGAGAAGTTTAATAGAATTACAAAGCTACTAAAGAGCTGAAGCCCCTCAGTAAAGGCAGAGTAAATAGCGAGGTTCTTAGCCACAGATTCTTTATCGTTTATTTTTAAAGGTGAGCTACTGATGTACTCATGTTTAGCAGCCATCTCTTCGTAGTCAGCAAATGCTTTGTACTCTGTCTCAGGCATTCCTACAGTATCTAAGAGCAGACTATAAGCATGTTGATGTATAGACTCCATGTTGGCAAATGCAGACATCATCATTCTAGCTTCCGGCTTTTTAAATACACGCATATATCTATCTATATATCCAGATGCTACATCTACATCTGATTGTGTAAAGAGTCTAAAGATTTGAGTAAGTAAATTCGTTTCTTCTGAACTCATCTCTTGCCAATCTTTGACATCATTGTGTAGGGGTACATCTTCTGGCAACCATATCATTTGATTTTGTTGAACGTAATAATCAAACATCCACGGATAGTCGAAAGGTTTATAGTAATCTCTTGTTCCTAATAAACTCATTTATTTTCCTTCATTAAAGTAGTTATTGATTCAAAATCATTTTTTGCATTAGTTACTTTGTTATGCAGATACATAGCAGACCAACAGCCTAAGATTGCTCCGATTGAAAGCTTCCAAACTAAGTCCCAACTAGCTCCTAGTTTTACTATGTTAATAATTATATACACTTCTGTAAAGGCCATAGCCAAACTAAATACAGGAACAAATAAATAATTATTAAACGCAACATTACGCTGCTGAAAAGCTTTAACAAATACTGAAATATAACTAGCTAGTATTAAATTCATTTTAATTTTCACCTAAACAAAATCCATCAGTAGCCACAGGAGTATCAACAATTACAGCGTACTCCCAATATTCTAAGATCATACCTTTAGGCACGACCATAATAGCATTAACATATTCACTATCTTTATCATTATGAAAAATATCAGTTGACAGGATAAGTTCATTATCATTGTCTGCCACTAACCAACCTACTGTAGAACGTACAATAGGCTTTAGTTTTTTGGCATCACTAATAAGTATATCATCAGTATCTATCCATGCATCTTCCCATTTAACTTCTATGACTTTATTCTTTTTAGCCTTCACAACTTAAACACCCCTCTTCTTCCAAATTTAATTTAGGTATTTTTATATTAACATTTTCTGTATTTCTAGCAGCATCAGAACGTAAGTAGTAAAGAGATTTAAGCTTATGCATTCCCGCCCAATGTACATCATTCAAGTACTGCAAGAAATCATTATGAGTATCTTGATCTGAATCTATGGACGGCGGCTTAAAGAATAGATTAACACTTTGACTTTGACAAATATACTTTTGCCTTTGATGTGCATGTTCAATAATCCATATCTGATTTATTTCAGGGGCAGTTTTAAATAATTCTTTTTGACTGTCAGTTAGAATATCTAAGTGTTGTACTGATCCTTCGTGTGCAGCTATATCTTTCCACACCTCTTCTCGTTTCTTAACATTGGGCATCAGTTCAAATAATAAATCATCTAAGTATTTATTCCTAACTTTAAAGCTTCCGGTCAATGTCTTGTGAGTATAAACATTAGCTCTATTAGGTTCTATAGACGGGCTTGTACCTCCACAGATTATAGAGCTACTTGCATTAGGAGCCACAGCAAGGAGATGTGCATTCCTCTTACCACTCCCTTTCATGTCAGGAGCCTCACCTCTTTCAGTACCTAGTATCCTTGTGGTGATGTCAGCCCTATTCTTTATGAGGCTAAAGGCTTTGTTGTTAAAGCTTGCAGCGTACATACTTTCAAAAGGAATATTATTTTGTTGTAGATAACTATGGAATCCCATAGCTCCTAAGCCGATAGACCTTTCACGCATGGCAGAATATGCAGCCTTAGAATAGCCGCCCCTGTCTTTTACAGAGTCAATGAAATGCTCAAGAACATTATCTAGCATGGTGACAAGATCAGATATAAAAGTATCGTTCACAGACCACGCATCAAAATACTCTAGGTTGACACTAGACAAACAACAGACTGCTGTTCTTTCTTCATTAGTAGGCAGAGTTATTTCAGAACATAAATTACTTTGTTTTATTTCTAGTCCAAGTTTCTTTTGTTCTTCTGGTAGAGCTTCGTTACAAGTATCTATATTAACTATGTAAGGCTCTCCAGTTTCCATTCGGGTTTGTATTATCTGGAACCACAAGTCTCTAGCTGAAACTATCTTTACTGCTGTCTTAGTTTTAGGGTCTATCAATCTCCACTCTGCATCATCAGAAACAGCCTGAAGAAATTCATTAGTAATGTTAACAGCATTATGAAGGTTCAAACATTTTCTATTTAAATCTCCTCCTGTAGTTTTTCTCATATTAATAAACTCTTCTACTTCTGGATGAGATATATTTATATAAGCTGCGTAACTACCACGCCTAGTAATGCCTTGATTAAAGGCTAACATCTGAGAATCTACAACATGCATAAAGGGTATTGATCCAGTACTGCGGCTCCCGTTAGAAGTATCCACACCATTGCTCCTAACAGCACCCCAATATCCACCGATGCCTCCACCTCCACTCGCAAGCCATATGTTTTCATCGTAGTGAGAAGATAGACCATCCCTAGAATCAGGAACAAAATTAAGAAAGCAACTGATAGGTAGGCCGCGAGTAGTTCCCCCGTTAGAAAGTATAGGAGTACTGAAACTAAACCAATGATTACTAGCGTACTCGTAAAGTCTCTGTCCAAGATGAAAGTCAGTGCATCCTTTATAAGTAGCACCAAATATACTGGCCCTCGCAAAAGCTTGTTGAGCATGTGTTTCTCCTTCCCATAAATATCTGTCTGTGATTGTTTGTTTACTAAAATTATTCAGTGTTACTTCTTTATCATAATTAATATGAATACCTAAGTATGGCTGAACTCCAATTTTCTCAGTCATTTTTAAAACTCTCCTTGCGTTTATTTTTTTCGACAGCCTGTTTAATTGGCTTAGGTTTTTCTTTCTTTTTCTTTTTTAAATACTGCTCAGTCCTTTCTAGTTTACGATCCCACATTACTCTTCTCCAGAAAAGATATAAGTTTTTCTAAGTACCACTTTGCTTTACGCAAATCTTTTTCACCATCCTTGTATCTAAACCTCCAGATATATTTGATTACGTTACCTCTAAGGTAACCCTCAAATTCCTCTTTAGAAGAGGCAGCTTCTATTGCTTCAATACATTCTACGTTACCATTATTGTAATGAACTGGATGCTCCACATCATCATCTTTAGTCGGTTCAACTCTTTCTCTTTTATAGCTTCTTACCTTACTAGTAACTTCATCCCACTCTGCGGGTGTTGCATCGTTAATACTCATGCTGTCTCCTATTCACTTTCAATGTTTAAAGTATTATCTTTTCTATACTTCGTATCCACCCATTCATCAGGCAGAGAATCTTCACTATACCATTTAAATCCATTTGCTGATGCCCATTCTCCATGACTTCTTTTAGTGCCATCTTTTCTTCTCTTAGCTTGAGGCATAGGAGCAGAAGGATTAGCAAATAAAAATACTAATTCTATATCAGGGGGCAAGACTTTCTTTACCCATATGTATTTACTGTATTCGGCAAAGTCCCAAAACCTTCCTTTAGCTTCTAAAAGAATTGTTTTATTATCTACTGTCTTTACAAAGTCAGGCTCATACTTATGTTTAATTATGTAGTCTACTTCTTTAACATGTAGTTGCCACTTTTTTAAAAGCCCTGTGTGTAGCTCATGCTCCCAGTTAGAATCATAACTAGGCGGCACATTCTTTTCTACAGGTCTTTTAACTCTAGGTTTTCTATATCCTTTTTTAGCCAATGTCTTTTAACCCCACTGAAGTAACGTCCATATTAGTTTTTCTTACTAGAGTCTTTACTCTTTTCACCACCCACCTATAAGAGTAGGCACTTAAATGGAGTTGATTGTTAGTAAAGATGTGTGTCTGAGTTGACAAGTAAGAGAGTATGTTGCTTTCATTTACGTCTTTAGATTGCTCTTCAGACACTAGAGTTTTAAACCATTCAACTAGAATAGTTTTAGAGTGTTTCCGTATCTGTTTGCAGAGCTTTGAATTCATGGTTAACCTCCTCTACTTTAGGTTCCACTACAACTTTTGTCAAGAAAGCATACCCTCTAGCATACTGAAATACGCGCAGACCTTTGCCGTCATTAGAATCTTCAAAGCATTTGAATTTGTGTGAACACCAACCACAATTTTTATTTATTTTTTCATTACCTTTAGTGCCATCAGGAATCGGCTTAAAACAATAGTCAACAGGAGGTGTTGATTTCTTCAATGCCTTTTTTATATTCTTTATTTTATTTTTAATGTTAGGCTTATCTAAATCTTCTGGTTGATAGAAACATAGCTCACCGCTTTCTTTATTGATAACTAATAAGCCGCCATTGTCTGTACCTTCAGACTCTTCATACCCTGCAAGCTGCCCTAAGTAACCAAAGGGATCGTCATCTCTGAGTGTTCCGTTCTTAAACTTATTAAAGGCAAAGCTAGATGCGGTTTTAATATCAACAACTTCTTCATCAATGATACAATCTATATGGCCTGTTACTCCATCAACAATAACTTCCTTTTGTTCTCCAGTTAGATCATGCCCAGATACAACCACAAATAACTTAACCAGTTCTTCTAACATGTGACCATAAAGAAATTTAATTTGAGTAGGTACATCTATTGTTGATTGCCTCTCTCCACTCTGAGAATCAAACCAAAGTTTGCGGGGATGCTTGCCCACATTAGACATCCTAATAGAAAAGGTAGCGTCCCGCTTAGTTGGGTTAGCCCATGAACGCATCACCTCTTTCATAGACTCACCAAAGTTCTCTATCTGTTCTTCAGATATGTCTAAAGGTTTACCTTCTGATAAAGGCTCTATAGTTTTGTATATATCTTCAATCAGATTTTTCATCTCTATGCTCCACAAATCTAAGTTGTCTGGTGTCTGCATTATATAATAATAAACAAACATTTTTTTGTACTTGGGCTGGTGTTCTACCATTTCTGCATTTATTTTTATCTTTCTTTGCTACTCTTACTGTTTTAACATCTATCAGAATAATTTTTTCTGTATCTGGATGCCAAGCTATCATATCAGCCATGCCTTGACTACCAGCATTAGGGAATACCTCATAGCCCTGATCCCATAGCCAAGTCACAGCATAATATTCAGCTAAGTCACCCTTCCTACTACTTGAATGGCCGCTATGTTTCAAGAGATATTAGAATTTTTATATTTAATATGTCTTATAACTCTTGAGCTATCTCTCTTATCTCCTGCATAAAAGATATGCCCGGCCCTTTCTAATTCACAGGGTCTAGCTGAGATAGTACTAGTCGTATATTGAGGATGAGCTTTATTCATCTCTCTAATTGTTGTACCTTTACGCCCTGCTAAGTCTATTAAAGCTAAGACATAGCGCCGCATTCGTGCAGAAGGTACTCTCTCTGCTGCATCTTTAGATGTCTGAGGAGATTCTTTTCTAGCCAGTTTATGTGGCGCTGTATCTTCAAACATATCGTCCATTGTTTCATTGCTATTAATGTGTTTCACTCCAGTTCGCTCCTATGTTGTATTCACCATCTAAAGGGCATTTCATTTCAAACTCTAGCCCCGCATTTTGTATAGCCAAGATGCCCAACTCACCTACCTTCTTAGCATCCTTCTCTAACACTTCTATCTGCCACTCATCATGGATGTTAGCTACAAAGTGTGCGTCTAAATTATTATCTATAATATAACTGTTCAGTAGATGTAATGCTTCCTTCATAACTATACTACCACCACCCTGCAATAAAGCATTAAGAGCAGAGTGAGTTGATCTTATGTATATCTTTCGACCATCTAATCCCTTGATGAAACCCTTTGATGATGCTCTCGTAACTCTATTTTTAAGATTTCTAAGTGATGGGAGATTATCAAGGAAGCGTTGTTTAAGTCTTTGACCATCTCTTCTGCCTCCTCCGACCACTGTTCCAAGCTTCTCATCTCCTGCTCCGTATATGAATGCATAGATGAAAGTCTTAGCCTGACTTCTTGATTCAAGTCCTGCAAGTTTTTGATTAGCGGTGTGTATGTCTCCGTGGAGAATTTCATTTGTAAACTCCTTATCATTCATATAGTGTGCAAGCATCCTAAGCTCTAAGCCACTTGCATCTATACCTACAAGTTTATAATCTTTGGGTACTGTCCAACAAGCTCTGCATTCTTTACCATAAGGTGAATTAGAATTAGGAACTTGAGCAAGGTTAGGTTCTCTATGGGTCATGCGACCAGTGATAGTCCCATTAGTATTAACAAAACCGTGTACTCTATCTTGGTTGTCAATGTTTTTTAACCACGATCTTATCTGAGCTATTCGTTTCTGTAATGTTAAATACTCAGCAATAAGTAAAG